CACAGTCATTGTTCATTAATACACGGATATAGTTTAGGATTTCGATTTGAATTCGAAGCTATTGAACTTGATGATAAAAATTGGGTTTATGACTTTGGCAATTGTAAATGGATCAAACAATATTTAGAAGACACTTTTGATCATAAATTTGCAGTTGACAAAAATGATCCTAATGTGGAAGACTTTATGGCATTAGATAAAAAAGGACTTGCAAAAGTAGTTTTAATGGACGGTGTTGGTTGTGAGAAATTTGCTGAACATGTCTTTAATTATGTAGCACCATTAGTTGAAGAAGATACAGGCGGTCGTGTAAGACTTTCACTTGTTGAAGTTTTTGAACACGGTAGTAATAGTGCAATAGTGGAAAAATAAATGCGTGAACAGTTTTGGAAAGAACTAAACGAAGCTCGTAAAAACAACCAGGTCAAACATTGGCCTGGTATGTTTCCTGAAGCAAGTATTATTAACTTTGAAACAATGCTAACTATTAATCAGTATGTTTCTAGAGTTACTAATCATGATACTGTCATGGATCAATATAGTAGTCACTTGCCTGGGATCGAAACCCGTAAAGAGATAAAATCCTTTTATATAGAATTTTTAGATAACTATGAACCTTATCAAACTGAAACTATAATTAATTGTTCTTTGTTTTGGAGTTTATCGGATAAACACCATTCAATTTATATGCATCGCGATGAAGAAACTGTACTATTAATTCAAGGTGTTGGTGAAGTTGCTTATGCATTATCAAATGAAGAAGCAAGTAAAAACAGCTTAATTCAAATAAAAACTGGTGATGCATTATTGCTTCCTAGACTAATACCACACAAATCTATTCCATTAGAACCAAGAGTTACATTAAGTATTGGGGCGATGTCATCTAAGCCGGCAATGGCTACACAACCGCTAAATTAAGGAGAACTTTATGGCAAATTGTGTTGTATGCCTAAAGCACGGCGACAAATATAGTGCAGAGTATGTTAATATTTTGCACAATATGGTTTCAAGGCATCTAACTATACCTTTTAACTTTGCTGTCTTTACAGAAAATGGTGCAGGTATAAAATCCGGTATAGAAATTCATCCATTACCTGCAATTCCAAATATTAGTGGTTGGTGGTATAAACCAATGTTTTTTAATCCAGGACTAGCTATAAAAGGAACAATTCTTTACATAGACTTAGATGTTATTATTTTTGATAATATCGATAAGTTGTTTACATATAAACCTGGCGAATTTTGTGTTATACGAGATTTTAATAGATGCGTCCAATCTAATTGGGATAGGATGAATTCAAGTATTATTCGATTTAATACAGGACAACATAGTCAAGTATATGAACGTTTTATGACTGATCCAAAATATCATGCGGCAAGATACCACGGAGATCAAGATTGGCTATATGCTAATGTAAAAACAGATTTTAACTTTTGGCCTGACGAATGGATCCAAAGTTATAAATGGGAGATGCGGGGCAAACCTGAAATGTCTAGAATAACTGGAAAACGGAATTTTGCTACACCGGGCGAACCCAAAATACTGCCCGAAACAAGTATTGCAGTATTTCATGGTGATCCAAATCCAAAAGATTCAATAGATCCGTGGTGCAAACAAAATTGGTATTAATTTTGATTGACACGTAACCCGAACTATGCTATAGTAATATAGTATGAAAAGAATGTTTAAAAATACTAAAGTAAAATATCTTATTTTCTTCCTAGCAGTACTTGTATTAAGTATTGTTTCTTTTGGCGTGGGCACTTTCAAACCAAACTATTTTATTCTTAATAAAATAACAGAACGTATAGAATTAGAACAATCTAAGACAGCAATTAAATTAGGGTTACACGAACCTGAATTTGTTTATAATAGTAAAAAGACATTTACTGAAGCAGTACGACAATGTGTTCAATATTTAAACTTTACAACACCACATAGTTTACGAATTCCATCTTTAATTGTAGAAGCTCAAGCAGGACTAGAATCAGGTTGGGGTACTAGCCGATTTGCAATAGAAGGTAATGCGTTATTTGGCGTTAGAACATGGAATCCTAAATTACCTCAAATGAAACCTAAAGATAATCCAAACGCAATATGGGGTGTTAAAGTATATAAATCTAAATGTCAGTCAATTAAAGATTATATAGACTTATTGAATACACATTCAGCATACGAAGAATTTAGAATTTTAAGAGAAGAAATGATGGAAGATAGGTCATACGATTTTAATGCGTTAGTTGATACATTAGATTTATTTTCAACAAACCCAGATTATACTAATTTATTAAAATCTACAATTAAAAAATTACTAGAAGAAGATAAGTAGATATATGAAAAATTTCTTAAAATGGCATAAAGGCAGAATAACTTGGTTTAAAGAAAAAACTGGTATTTCTGATTATGGTCTATTATGGTATACATTTGTTAAAGGTGTAATAATAGGTATAATAATTATGCTAATAATTGGTTGTGAAAAACAGCCAAAACCTACATTAGGTGCCGCAGGCAAAATAATTGACTGTATGTTTAAACCTAATGATGCATGGTGCATAGAACAGAGAGAAAAACAAAAAAATGCGAATTAATTCATCAGGATTGTTTATGGCTAATGTTCTTCGATCTGTAGGAACTTTATCCACAGAAACTCTAAAAAAGGTAAAATCGATAGCAAAAGTAAAATTGGATAAACATCGATTACAAGAAAAGCTACCTTTTGAACTAAAACGCACACCTAAGGACCCAGGCAATAAAGTCGATTTTATAGCCTAAGGGGTTATTCTACATAAATATACATACGACATAATTTAAAGGAGACAACCGACTATGATTAATTGGTTTAAAAAACTGTTTTCAAATAAAACTGAAGACGCCCCAGAAGTTGAGGAATCAGCTATTCGACATTGGTCAGAAAAGACTATGGGTTCAACAGTAAAAAAGGTTACAGCGAAAGCCAAAAAAGCGTTTACTAAAACTGAACTTTCTAAAATGACTAAAAAAGATTTAGAAACTTTAGGAAGAAAGCACGGTATTGAGCTAGATAGACGACTTGTTAAGTCTAAACTTGTGTCGCAATTGCATAAAAAACTATAGGAGTAATTATTATGATTGATTGGATCAAAGAAAGATTCGCAGAACGCACATCTTGGAACGGCATCATTATTGGCGGAGCCGCATTAATTGTTATTCTAGGTATCATGCCATTATCTTCAGTTATTATCTGGGGTGCATTGGCTTGGGGTGCTTATAATATTTGGAAATCTGAATAATCTAGATTACCGATAGTTTGATCGATGTTACATTTTGCTAATATCGATCATACTATCCACTCTTAAATTTAATCTTTTTCGTTGTTCAACACCACGCTTTTGGGCAAAGCGTTTAGGATTGCATTTTGGACAAACATGCGTATAATCATCGCTTAATCTCTTAGGATCGATACGTCCTTTATCTCGTATAAATTCTTCTTTACAATTATCACACTGAAAAATTACTATAGTCTTTTTACGTTTATAAGGGTGGTGATCGCCTTTTACGCCCCTACGCATAAAGTATTGGATAGTCTGTTCTGTTCGTATAAACATATAACTATTTATAATTACATTAGGATTCTAGACTATTTGATAAATATAACTAACAAAGGAATTAGGAGCCAATGACAGATATCGTAACATTAACACCGTCGGCTAAAGAGCATATGAATAAAATGCTTTTAGACAATAATAACACCGTTGTACGCCTTTCTATAAAGGGTGGAGGATGTGCAGGAATGCAATATGATTGGAGTTTATCAGACGAGGTTGAAGAGAAAGATGAAGTTATTGAATTAGATCATGGAAATTTTTGTATAGATGCAATGAGTCAAATGTATTTGATAGGTACTACAATTAATTATAAAAAAGAAATTTTTGGATCATTTTTTGATATTGAAAACCCAGCAACTACATCAAGTTGTGGTTGCGGTGAATCGGTAGGATTTTAAAGTATGTCAAAACAAAATATTAATATAGGTGTAGAAGGTAACGACGGTACTGGTGATAGTATACGTGAATCGTTTCGTAAAGCTAATGAAAACTTTACAGAACTTTATGCTGTATTTGGACAAGGTGGTGCAATATCATTTAGAGCATTAAGTGATGTTCCTGATGCCTTAGGCGCATACAAGATTCCACAATCAAATGAGGCTGGTGATCAAATACTTATGAAAACCTTAACAGGTGGCTTAGGTATTACAATTGATTCACTATCAGACGACAAAATTATAGTTAGCAATACCGGAACAATTATCAATACTGATAAAACTCCGTCATTAGGTGGGCCATTGAATGCGGCAAACCAAGCTATTGCTAATCCAAATATTTCTACAGCGGCTGTGAATACATTAAATGTAACACATGGCACAGCTTTTACTGTAGATGATTTAGTTGTTACTAAAGGATATAGTGATAGTCGTTATTTACGATCAGCAGGTGGACCGGGTGCTACAGGACAAATTAGAGCAAGATTAGAACCACCAAACAGTGATGCTTATAAATTTATTATTTCGAGTTACAGTAGCGGAAATGCTGTATCAAGTCTACATGGTTTCGAAGTAAGTGCAAACGGTATTGCATACAAATATAATTCAACAGGAACAAATGCTACAGGTTTAGTATCAGGAACAACATATTATTTAAGATATGTTAACGAAAACCAAGTTAGTATTCATGCAACTCTTGAAGAAGCACAAAATAATGACGATGCAACAAGAGTAAAAATTGATGTTCCAGCTGGTAGTGGTACTGGCGTACAATCAATGTATGATGCTGTATATGATGAAACACTTGTTGGTAACTGGATTAGTACAGAAGCACTTCCAAGAAAATCTATTGTAAGACGTGAAGGCGATAAAATGGCTGGATTGCTTTACCTAAGCGATCATCCAGGAGCACACGCAGGCGCATCACCACAACAACCGTATGCTTACAATTTAATACTTAAAAATAAAGAATTTTTAGCTGATGAAGTAATGGCTTGGTTTGATATAACATACCCAGGTATACATACTACAGCTAGACATGAAAAATGCGAACGAGATACAAAATATAATATTGATGCAATTGCACATGATATTAAGTTTGGTGGTAATCAAGAATTAATTAGAGTAGCTAAAATTTATTGGGATGGTGCATCTTCGGAATTACCTCCAACTGAAATAGCTTATGCTGTAGCCGTTAATAATAAATTAAGAGATATTATTAACAATAACATCTTTACAAATACACAATATACAACACAACAATCACCAATAATTACTTCACAATTTGTAGATTCATCTAATGCAGAATCAACAGCGGCTGGTGTTGTAACTGGATTAGTTGCTACACTAAATGATATTATTGAAAACGGGCTTTCAGCAGTACCAACCATTGTACAAGGACAAAACCCAGACGAACTACAAGCGGCATCAAAATATTATGTTGATAATTCTTCAAGATCATCACATACAAATTTATATGTAAGTACAACTGGTAACGATGCAATGATTGGTGTGCCTAGTGGTAGTGAAGGGCGATCATGGACTTATGCATATAGAACAATTAGTGCGGCGGCACAAAAAGCTGAAGAGATAGTTGATACTTCTCCAGTTAACATTGGCCCGTACACACAAAGAATTACTTACAATACAGGAAATAATGATGCAACTGTTAGTACAAGTGGTGTAAAGAATAGTAGTGGATACGAAGAAGTAAAAATATTAACAGATGCAAATAGAAAATTTATTATTGCTGAAACCATTGCATATATTAATACAACATTTCCAGATCATGTATACTCAAGAGAATTATGTGAAAGAGATTTAGGTTATACATTAGACGGAATTGTTTTAGATCTATTAGATGGCGTTACAGCTAACTTCCATGCTATAAACACAGGTTATAGATATTATAGTTCTGTAAGTGGACAAGTAGCAAGAAAAACATATCAAACACAAACACTTGCGGCACAAGTTTTTGCTAAAGCCTTACACGCTAAAGTTATAGTAAACCTGGCAGAAACAACGTTATATCAAACTACATACACACAGACAATTAACTCGGCTCAAGTAGTTGACAATCAAGGACAAGTATCGGTTGCGGCAAAATGGGATATTGTAATAGCCTTAATTACAGGTCCAGATTATAAATCAGCGCCACAACTTGTTGAAGGTAGTACTTGGGAAATTGGAATTTATAACGGAAATCAAGGATACGTTGATCAAGCTAATACTTTAAACAACGATCTTATTCCAGGTAAATTGATAGTTGGGCAAACATCAGGTGCTGTTGGACGAATTGTAAAACATACACCAGGTGCTACTAATGACTTAGTTGAATTAGAATTACTAGAGCCTATAGAATATGTACTAGGCGAAAAATTAGAATATGGCTATGCTGTTAAGAAACCACAAACTACAATTAACTTAGAAAGTGGAACTTATTTTGAACATTATCCGATTAGACTAAGTGCTAACGTTTCAGTTAAAGGTGATGAGTTTAGACGATGTATTATTAAACCTAAACCAGGCGTATCAGCGAGTCCATGGAAAGCAATACATTTTTATAGAGATCCTGTATTTGATGGTATTGATCTTATAACTCCGTCTAATCCTAATGCTACACATTTATTAGCATTAAACAAAGAATACATTAAAGACGAAGTTATTGCATATATTAATGCAACATATCCTAGTTTCCTTACTACAAGTGCTAGTCAAAAATGTGAACGAGATATGGGGCTTATTATTGATGCTATTATATTTGATTTAAAATATGGCGGAAATAGTAAATCACACTTAGCCGCTGACAAATATTGGGAAGGTGCTATAACACAAGTACCTGGTGCCCAAACTGAAACAGGTGCCGCTATTGTAAAAATGAAGGATATAATTAATAACTTTATTTTAACTAATACCGCATATTCATCAGCACAATCAGTTACAACACAAATTTTAGATTCTACTGTAGGTGAAGCATTAGCTATTACTAAAGTAGGTACAATATTAACTTTTATTAACTCTGTAGTTACAACAGGCCTTGGTAGCTTACCAGATTACGATAATCCAGCTTATGGATATCATTACTTAACTGATATAACACTTTCAACTAGTACAGCAAAGAACAATGAGGACATGGATGTCTTCTTAATGAACGATGCTACAATTTTAAGAAACTTAACTTGTGAAGGGCACGGCGGATTTATGTGTGTACTTGATCCAGATGGTCAAGTACTTACTAAATCTCCATATATGCAAACCAACTCAAGTTTTTCTAAGAGCTTAAACAAAAAAGCATTTAGGGGTGGATTATATATTGACGGATTTGCCGGAAATATTACTACTGTAGTTACTGGTAAAGCTAATAACTTTTCAATTAATGTAGAAAGTTTAGTTGGTCAAGGATTAAGATTTAAGAAACCACAAGTACCTTGTCCGTTTTATATTGATGGTATTAGATATCAAGTTGATGCTGTTACAAATTATGATAAAGAGGCAGGTACTGCTACACTTCTTCTAAACCCAACGTCAGGTGTTAGTAACGGCGGGTTTACACAACCTATGCCAACTGACATTACTTTACAAACTTCTGGTAACAGAAGTATGTTATCAAATGATCATGTACAACTTAATGACATGGGTTATGGTACAGTTGCTAATAACGGTGCGTTAGCAGAATTAGTTTCACAGTTTACATACTATTGTGAAGTTGCTTACTTTGCCAATAATGGTAGTGATATTAGATCATTAAACGGATCTAACTCTTATGGTAATTACGGTCTTGTTGCTTCAGGGGCAAGTCCAAATGAAGAACCAGACTTAGTTAAAACTCAAGAAAACTTTGTACAGACTGCTAGAATTTATGATGATGGTGCAACATATGATCATCCAGTTGACGGGTTAAAAATTTGGGTTACTAATACTGAATATCTTCCACATGCTAAGAGTGAAATTGAAATTGATCACGGCGGTGCAATAGGTAGAGCTAGGTATGAAGTTTCAACAGTACAAGCAACAGCAATTACTGATACAAAAACTAGTATTACTGCGGTTGGACACGGCAGAGCTGTAGATGATTTAATTGAAATCCGTAATATGGTTATTGATTGTAGTTTAGGACAAAAAACTTATCCTGTAACAACACCAACAACAACTGTAACAGTTTTAGCAACAGGATTAACAGCAAACACATTTGAAGTGCAATTAGGCACAAGTGCAATTGCTCACACTTATGTTAGTGGCGGTGTTGTTAGTGGCCCAACTAGAGAAGATATTAGTGCGGCAACATATAACAACGGTACAGGTGTTCTAGCAATTACTACAGCTTCAGCACACGGACTTGCTTCAGGTAATACGTGTGACTTGTTTAGTTTGAAATTTAGTTGTGCTCACGGTATTCATGTTTATCCAGCACCAACACAATCAGGACTCTTTACTGTAACTGGTGTTCCTGATACTGATACAATAGAATTTTTCCTACCACCAAGCGCCATTGAACAAACTTGGAATAGTGGTGGTACATCAAAGTTTGCAAGTCCTTCATCTTCAGGTGTTTCAGTTAACGTTACTAATTTTGTGTATGATAATACAACTGGATTAGTTACAGTTACTACTAATAATGCTCACGGTTGGGGTAAACTAGATACTGTTAAAATTGGAGACGTAGTATTAAGTTGTAAGAATGGACAAAAAACTTATCCAGATACAGCCACTCCAGCAAAGAGCTCAGGATTCTTTACAATTTATGATGTTCCTACTACAACTAGTTTTGTATTTGATGCTGGTAAAAACGGAATAGTACACACTTACGTTAGTGTGGTACAGCACAAAAATACACATATACTACAAGTGCTTCTGTTAATATAACAGGCTTTCACTATGCAAACTCAAGTAGAAGTGAAGCTGTTTATCAGTTAAATCTTGCTACAACAGGAGTAGACAATACAACAAAATCAGGATTACTTGCCACATTAGCACATGACGACAAAGTTATTATTAGAAATAACTTAAACTTCAGGTTCATTGGCGTTGATACAATTACTACTAAACCTAGTACTGCTATCGAAATGGATGAAGCTCCTAATCTAATATATAGATCAATAAATTACGGTGTAACAGATGCTATCGGTACAGCATTAGCGGCAACAGAAAGAGTTATTACTTTTGATAGTACATATCAATATATCAAATTAACTGTTGATAATGCTGAAGCGGCAAATAACACGTATGCCGCTACTGGTACTACAATGGGTAATACAGCAGGCGACGTTGTTATTGCTGTTAGTACAATTACATCACAAAGAGATAAAGACAGATTAAATGCAGGTGATATGATTTTTGCCTGGGATGGTAAAACTCATATTATTACTAGTTATACTGACCAGGTTGGTTTTGGTACAATTACAATTGAAGATCTTATACATTCAGATATTAACTTTCCATTAACTCCGGCAGGAATTGTTAGTACAGTAGTTAATGCTACAACGGTTGTTACTCTTAGAGTTGGCTTACAAAAAGATGAAAATGCTACAATTACTATTAATATTTCTACTTGTAGAGCAACAGGACATGACTTCTTAGATATTGGTTCAGGTAGCTTTAATAATTCTAACTTCCCGAATGTAACATTAGGACCACCATCCACGCAACCTGATCAAGAAAAAGAAACAGATGAACGTGATAAAGGTAGAGTATTCTACGTAAGTACAGACCAAGATGGATTCTTTAGAGTAGGTAAATTCTTTACAGTTGACCAAGGTACTGGTACAGTTACATTTGCGGCAAGTATTGCTCTAAGTAACTTAGATGGATTAGGATTTAAGCGTGGTGTTGTAGCTAGTGAATTTAGTGCAGACGATGCCATGACTGACAATGCTAGTGATTCAGTACCAACAGAATCAGCAGTTAGAGGATATGTAAATAGACGCTTAGGATTTAACCATGCAGGCGGTCCCGTAAGTAGTCAAATAGGGCCAGGGGCATTAGCTAGAAGTGGTGTATTAGCATTTACTGGTGATCAAAATGCTGGCGGAACTTATACCGTTGTAAACTTAAGAGATCCTTCAGGAGATCAAGATGCGGCAACTAAGAGTTATGTTGACGGATTAATTCAAGCTGGTGATACAATTCCAGAACAACTTGATGTAGAAACAAATAATCCAGCACCAGAACAATTACTTGTAACAACAGGAAAATATAGAATTTATACAAACCCAGCTAGTGGCGGTAACTTCCAAGTTAGTGATACTATTACAGGTAGTGGTACTGGAGCAACAGGTACAGTAGTTGACGTACAAAACGTTACACTAAACTCTGTAGCAATGAACTTATTAACATATACTTGGACATCAAGTCCAACTCAGTTTAACCTAGGTGATGTTGTTGATACTGGTGGGGGTGTTACAGCCCAACTAAATCAAGGTCCGTATTATGAATGGGCAAATGGTGTAGAACTACCAGCTACAGATGTTACACTTCATGTTGAAAGAACACAAACTGAATCAACTGTAGAACTTCGCTTAGTTGCTGATAGAATTGTAAATGCGGATGTAAATTCAGCGGCGGCAATAGCACAAAGTAAATTAAATCTTAATGCGGCAACTACAAGAATAAATGAAGTTGGAATTGTACAAGCAGACTTAGGTGTTGCTAGTTTTGATCAAGATATATTTACAGCAACTAGTGGTTGGGTTACAATAAACAATAATCAACTTAATTACAGAAAAATTATTAATATTGCTGATGGAACAGCATTAGGTAGAGCGGCTGGCGATTCGAGCTCAGGTGATGTTGCTGAAATTCCATTTTCAACTATTGTTACTGAAGGTGGAGGTGTTAATGATGCTGTTACTACAGTTGGTGCCGCAGATGCGTTAGTTAAAACACTATCAGACGGGAAAATAGATGTACAAGGATTAAAAGTTGATAGCTATTTAATTGTAGATACTACGGGTACTACAGTTCAGTTAAGCACACCAGGTGGTGCAGTATTCATGAGTTCAGTTGGTATAACTACTCCAACAGTTAGTGTACCAGGAAGTCTTGACATTGGAGCATCAGGTGTAACAGAAAGTATATTCCAAACTAACTCGGCACTAGCTGGAGAATCAAGATTAGGTGTTGACTGGATACAGTCTTCGTTTATTGAAGCACCAGGTGAACTTGATGCAAACTCAACAGGTATATCAATTGGTGCTAACACAGGTTATAGTGCGGCAGGACAAGTAACAATTGTGGCAGACGGTGCATCAGTACTTAAAGCAACATCAACAGGATTTGAACCAGCTTTAGATGATACATATATTATTGGTTCTGCAACTAAAAGATATAATACAATTTATTCTGCTACATTTAGTGGTACTGCAACACAGGCACAATATGCTGACTTGGCTGAGAATTACTTAGCTGATACTAAATTAGAAGCAGGAACCGTTGTAATATTTGGCGGTGATAAAGAAGTAAGTATGACACGCTTACATGAAGATAATAGAGTAGCTGGTGTTGTTTCAGAAAATCCAGCATACTTAATGAACTCTGCACAAGAAGGCGAATATGTTACACCAATCGCACTCCAAGGTAGAACAAAAGTTAAAGTTAAAGGCATGATCAAAAAAGGTGCAATGCTTGTAACTAGTTCACATGAAGGATTTGCTTGTATGACATCAAGTCCAAAAATTGGCACAGTAATTGGTAAATCACTAGAGGACAAAACTACTCCAGGTGAAGGACTAATTGAAGTTGTGGTAGGAAGAGTATAATGGCACAGCAAAATATTAACATAGGTAGTAGTGCAAACAAGGGTGACGGAGATCCGATTCGCACAGCCTTTACTAAAGTTAATGAGAACTTTACAGAACTATTTGCAAGACATGACGGCTCAATATCTCATGTTCAAGATATTAAAGGTTCTGTATTTGGTGAAGACTCTACTACATTAGTTGATGGATTAAACAGTAAAATTAATTTAGATGGAACTGTTAAAGGAAATATTATTCCTGACACTGATGTTACTTACGATATCGGTTCTAGTACACATCGTTTTAAAGATTTATATTTAAGTGGAAATACTATTCATTTAGGCACTTCTACATTAAGCGTAGATGCTAATGGTAACTTTCAATTAAGTGGTGGGCTTCAATCAAACAATCCAATAGTTGGTGATGATTCAACATTACTAGTTGATACTGCTAATAGTTCTATTCCGTATGCAGTATTAAGTGGTACTCCAACTATACCAACAAACAATAACCAATTAACAAATGGTGCTGGATTTATTACTGCTGAGACAATTACTTTAGCAACATTAAAAACAGAGGTAGCGGCAAGTACGGATTTCGCTGACTTTAAAACAAGGGTAGCGGCACTATAAATATGTGTAACATAGGAAACAACAATGGCAAATAGAATACCACTAATAGTTGATACATTAGATAGCAACAAATTAAAGGAATTACCAGTAGGCGATAACCTTGATTTAGGCGGTGCTGGAATCACTAATGCTGGAACTGTAAATGCTACTGATATTCGAATTAATAATGTATC